AGAATACTCCAAAGCGGCCTCGATCCATTCCCTGCAATTTTCAATTATTTCATCCATGTGTCCTCGTTATAGATAGTGTAGAGGCTGGTAAAGCTGGCACTGATCCAGACGCCGCAGTGTAATTTAAAAAGCCATTTATGTTATCCATCATGTAATTTACCTCAAGATAATCTCCAGCCGCCAATGTAAATATTTGTGTTCGACTTGTCACCATTGTGGCATTATTTTGGTGCATTGCAGTAGTCATAGCGCTATTTGCTACGGCAGTGCCATTGACGCTAGGCCAAAAGTAAAAGTGTACTGTGCTTGAGCTTGTCGATGATATTTGTGCAGAAAACGATACAACATATTCGCCAGCTTCCTCAAACACAATTCTGCTTGTCGGCGTGCCTTGCGTAATTCTTGAATTGCCAGATGGCGCGTCATAGGTCAGCTTGTATGCCGTATCTGCCGCAACTGGTGTAACATCTGATGTTTTAATAAAATTAGCGTGTCCACCCTCAACAACAATTTGACGAAATTCTCCACCCTTTGACACGACAGGATATTTGTAAATCCTATTCCACATAAGAGTTGCATCGTCAGATGCGTTTTCTTCTCCGTTCTGCTGAACCAATGCAGATCGTGTTTGTGATAAATGCTGAACAAGCCTTCGACCCCACGTCCGCCAATCGTTGCCGATAACGTCTGGGGCTTTCTGTGGTTGTTCGCTCATCTCGCCCCACCAGCCGTAACATTAAGTCTATTAATGCCGACACGCCAATCAGATAAGTTAGCCGCGTCAATTCTAAGTTTAACTTGCCTGCCTGTAAATCTCAGTGACGTTGGATTGGACATAGAGAACGCACCATATGAGCGCTCTTCGCCGTTAGGGTAAAACCTCGTCTTAAATGTAACTGTGACGTCGCCCTGCGTTTTTTCATCTGGGATCATTTCTGTAACTGACATTACATTCTCGCCAGTGCCTAGCGCAATTGAGCCACTTTCAGCAAACGGCGCAAGTGTGCCATAATCAAAGCCAATCTCATGCTCGTACAACTTGTTGTTTTCTGCGCTTGCCCAAATAGGCTGTCTGTATGTACCCATATCATAACCAGCAGTTCTGCCTAGCTCACCAATGTACCAAGTATTCTCAACATAATTATAAACGCAATATCTGTCATTTTCTGTGCTTGATCCAGATGGGTAGAACCAAAATATCTCGCCGTATGTGCTGTTTGTCACTGCAAAAGTTTTTGATATTTGTGCGCGGTTTATATCGGAGAATACATAGTCAGATATTTCGCTTTCGATTTGTTGCACTGCGCCGCCTGCGTATGCATAGAATGAGTGATTACCCATCCAGAATGCGCCCTTATCAACTGACGCCACAGCCTTGTTTGCTATTAATCCACAACTCGCGCCGACACGCTCAATGCCATAGACATATGGCGCGCCAATATAATTTGCTACGTGGGCGTCCATGCTTGTTAATATTAGAGTTTGACCCTGCACACGTATGCCAGCCATAATTCTGCCACTTGTGTTAAGCTCTAAGTCACCAGCTTCATTTGTTGCGGCTGGCGTCCATGTGGAGCTGTCTTCTCTATCACACCACTGCACCTTGCGTTGATTTCCGCCTGCGCCTAATGCAAACAAAAATCGCTCTTCAGTTACGACGATGCTCTCATTACTTGTCGGCGCATTTGCTAATACTGCGGCTGGTGTGGAATTACTTAACTGCCACTCATAAATTTTTCCATCATCTTCATTACAGGCGACAAGGTATTCACCCCATGTATCAAGCGACCAAGACGTTGCAGGCTGTATTCTCGCTGTGTCTGGACGAGCTACGCCGTAGGCATACTGCCCAAAGTAACTACCGCCATATCCTGTAAATGCCTCGGCGTCCTCACGACCATTAGCTAGGCCAGATGGCGTTATATCGTGGCGCACGCCTTGGGATGTCCAACTGTAAAGTTTATTATATGTGCCGCCAACAATGTATCGATCTTGGTCATTCGCAATCCAAGTAATCATGCCACGAATTTTAGCATTAGCCGCCGTATCTGATCGAGTACGCCAGCCACCCATTGGACGCATTGTACCATCAACCCAACGAATTAAGTTAGCGTCACGCCATCGACCAGATGCTTGTAACTCAGTGCCATTGCGGTAAATGCCAGCAGGGATGTCTAGTGGTATTAGTGGCATATTTACCTCGTTCTATAAGTTACTGTTACTATAGCATATTTTAAGGGTTATAAACAATACATCTAATATTAAGGCCAAACAATTTGACCATCTATAAATTTAACTCCAGTATCATCATCTGAGATATTATAAGGTGGTGGACATATTGGGTCATCTATATCTTGTGGATTGTATTCCTCTAAAACCCAAACGCTAGTGTCTAAATCACTAGGTAAAACGTTATTTGGAGCTTCGCCTTTTGTGATTGAAGTATTTTTATTTACAATTAGCTTCATATCTATGTCCCATCTCTATCGCCGCTATGGTATTCTAATATAAGTATTTGGGCTGGTTCACCTTTATTGCTGTTAGAAAGGTTGTATTGAGGCGCTCCAGCATTCGCCCAATTATTTACATCCGCAAAATTTTGCTCCATAGTTGTAAGAGGCGTACCACCATAAACGTCACCAGAACGTGGGTGGTATTTACCCCTACCACTTGAGCCTCTACTACTTGTACTTCCCCAATGCTGTGACCAATCAAAACCTCTCCAACCTAAGAAATTTATGTTAACAGCATTACTTGATACTGATGTTCCACCATTGTCTCCGTTTGCTTGCCCATTACCAGTTCTTGAGCCTGTACCAGCCCCAGTGCTATTTGAATTTGCAGTGCCTCCAGGCGCATTAAAATCACCGCCTGTTGCCGTACCGCCAGTTGAGCCTGGATTCCCTGTACCAGTAGCATACAACTGACCATTAAAATTAGTAGTACTTGCATAAGTTCTACTAGCCGATGTACCAGCACCACCAACTGCTCGGTAGTCGGCTTGACTTCCTAATGTGTAAGAATATGTTCCGCCACTGTGCGTATATAACTTTTCGACATACCCAGCACCCCCTGCTGATGCCGCACCGATTGGCGCCATGTTACTGAAATTTGTAACATTACCGCCATGACCAGTAGAACCCCACATCATAACTAAAAATTTTACAGTTCCAGACGTGGGTGTGTATGTGCCACTTATTTCAGATGTAGTTCCGCGAAAGTTTTGGAATGTAGGTGTGGTTGTCCAAGGTGAATGGGAAGCCTTACCATAACCCTGAGACATAGATATTTGCCCAGATGCATCATCAAACAAATCACGAACAGAACTATCACCTAAACCAATCTGAGCCGTACCACTATTGCCAAGTTCGACGTTAACGTCGTTAAGACTTATCTGCCCACTGGATTGTAATCCCATCTAACTTACCTCGCTTTTAGTTCTTCGATTTCAGCTTTTAGCTCTTTGATTGCTTCAATCATTAATCCATGAAGTTGATCGTATTGCACTGTCTTGTATTCAGTCTTATCATCTTCACCCATCTTGAGGGGCAACGTTGTTTCTGATACTGCACTTGGCATTACCTTCTCGACTTCTTGAGCAATAACACCAGCAGACTTTTTGCCATCAGCTAGGTATTCAAATGTGTAACCACTTAGCTGTGATACTTTATCTAAGGCATTGTCTATCTTAACGATGTCTTTCTTTAGACGCTCATCAGAAGTAGTTGTAGAGTAAGCAACAACGTTACCATCAACGTGTAAGTCACCATCGTTTTCAAGACGCATGTCTAGGTTGCCATCTAAACGGAAGTCGATAGATGTTGTGCCAATAGCGATGTAGTCATTGCCGTCTAAACCGATTTCAGCAACGTGTCCACGTAAATCTTGGTCTATGTTAAAAGTTGTACCTGACAAAGTAATACCATCACCACCACTGTAAGTTGTGTTAGTGTTCGTAACTGTTTCTGTAGCTGTAGCTAACCCTGTTACATGCCCATAAGCATCAAGTGTTACGTCTTGTATATACGTTCTGCCTGATCCGTTTACAGATGCTTGAGAAGATGTATCATCATGGCTTATACTAATTGTAGCGTTTCCACTTTGGTTAGCTGTAAAAGTACCAGAACCACCTAAAGCACCAGTACCTTGTACTGTAAGTGTGCCATTACCGACTGACACAGTGCCAGTTCCAACAGATGTAACGTGTCCATATGTGTCAAAGTTAATGTCTTGGATAAATGTATTGCCGCTATTATCACTGTTGCTAACACTGCTTGTATCGCTGTGACTTAGCGTTACATCACCAGTGCCACCACCTGATAAGCCAGAGCCAGCAGTAATAGTCTGGTCATTCTTAGCGTTAGCCTCAATACCATCTAACTTAGTGCCATCCGCCGCAACATCACGTCCATCAACAGTGCCACCAACTGTAATGTTGCCAGTTGCGCTTATTGTTGTCCCTGCAATAGTAGACGCAGAGTTTGCACCAATTGGCGTTCCATCAATTGATCCAGAATTAATATCAATACCAGTTACAGGCGTCGTACCATCCAACAAATTATCGACGTTATCCAAATTGGTATTTATTTTTGTACCCCAAGTATCCTCGGACGCTCCGACTTCTGGCTTTACCAGACCATATGTGGTTGTTGTAGTATCTGCCATAATTAACTCCTATGTTTGGCCTTGCGGCCTAGTATCGTTCATCAATGTAAGAGAAAGACGCAGTAGGCGCTGATCGCATACTGCCACAAAAATGCTTAAATTGCAACATCATGCGGCTGTCCATATCTCTGTTACTTTTGGTATTAATTCCCACTTCTCAATTGCGTTGCACGTCGTCGTCGTGGATGCAGATGTTGCACCAGAAAATGACATAACTTTATTGCACGTCGCAGTGACAGATGAGGTTGTAGTTATTGTTGCGCCAGACTGATTAACATCAGACCCACTAGACGCCGTACTTGATACGCCAACAACATTGTTTGACGCAACTTCACGCACACGTTCCATGCCTGACGTGTTTGTTGCGGATGCGGCTATTGTCGATCCAGTGCTTTGCACTCTATTGGATGTGGCTGTGGCACTTGCCGTTGTCGCAATAGTTGACGAGCCTACAACGTCAAATACAAATGAAGCTCCGCCAGATAATGTGCTAGACGCTGTTGCGCTTGCGTTCCTATTACGACTAGCAGATGCAGTCGTGCCAGACGCCGTGATTACAATTGACCCACTTAATCTGGCGCGTATAGCAGAAGAGGCTGTAGCCGATACAGCGACAACTGCACCAGCTCCATCAGTGACAAATCCATCTAACCCAAAATTATATGAGCCGTATGTACTTCGTCCAAATCCACCACGATATTCAGCCATTTATTAATCTAACGTAATATCAAGATCGCCTGCTGGTAATCTAAATACGTCACCAGTATCAATTGCTTTACTTGTTGTTAACGCCGCGTATGCAATTAAATTACCGCCAGAAGCCGCATCAAATACGCCAACGTGTGTAACTGTACCATATGATGCAGTAGCTGTAGGATATTCAACAGATGCAGTATTTGATGCAGTGTTGCCAGATACAGTGAATGCAACCGACTGACGAGCATATGCTCCGCCAGTTACTTCAGTACCACCACCAGTATCACTTGGTGCGGCTGTATATAATGCAATGTGCCACGCAGTAGGACGTGTCACTGATGATGTAGTAAACACGTAGTTTAATACTCTTGTTTCGAAATCGTTTGAAAAACTCATTTTAATATGCCCTTATTTTCATTCGACGACCAGAGCCGCCGTATTTAGTTTGATCGCTGACTGCATTAATTGCGTCAACAGCGCTTTGATACAAAGCCGCCCAAGTCGTAATTCGAGCGTCTTCTTTTAAATATGGGGCTGAGTGTACCAAAGCTCCATACAAATAAGCATCTGGATATTCGCCCAGAAGCCAATTGGTTGTATTACTGTCAGATAATGCTGGGATTTTCTGATAATAATATAATTCTGCATTGTATACGCCATCTGGCGCTGGGTGTACTTGTAGTTCGCCAGCAGTCATTGCGTAGTATCTTGGGTTGCCAGACACGTTGCCAGCTCTTTGTTGCCTGTCTAATAATTCTGCCTGCGATATTAATTCTAGTGGGTTTGTCTCACCACTCGTAATATGAAAGCGGATAGGCTCTAACATATCGGCTGGGATCGCGCTGTATTTCGTATCAATCTCAGCAGTGGATCTGGCTTCCATTTTCCAGTGGCGTAATCTGCGATTTAGATCAGTCTCCGCCAAAGTTATAAATGTGCTAGACACAGAAGTAAGATCATCACGATTAAGAAAATCTGTGAGTGTCGTTTTTAATTCTGCGTATGTTGTTATTGGCATTGTCTAGCCCCTAGTTTTATTTCTATATATCATATTTATTAACGAGATAGTAGCCCACCACTAGATAAAATCTTATTTGCAAAATCTAATGCCTGCTCTCTGCCTTGAGATTTTTCTATTAATAAAAATGTTTCTACTGTGTCTGCAATTTCATTGTCAATTAATTGCACTGCTCTTTTAGGGCTACTTTCCAAAACTTTATAATTTGGGGATGTCATTAATAGTCCACCACCTGATCCCTTTTTCCTTAGTTGTGCGGCTGTTTTTTGAAAAACTAAATTTGCTGGTATACCGCGAGATCCATCTAAAAATGTTTCTGCTTTGCCAATTTTATCATACCCAGTGTTATATGTTGTAGAATTATCTATAGTTGTGGGAAATGCACCTTTTTCTAAATTTGGCGTAAACCCTCTATAACCAACTGTTCCCCAATCCATACCTATTTGATTGGCATCCGCAACAGCAAGTCTAGCATCAGACACTGATGGTGCGCCCATGTCTATTAAGCCTTTTTTATCCATGCCCTTTAAGAAATGTGACCTTTGGCTACCAGTAGGTAAAGAATTAATAGCATTATAAATTGCATCTGGGTCTTCAATATCAATATTCATATCTTCAAATGGACGTGTCGTTATTGATTTAGTTACATTAGACCCATCAGCTTTTTTTAGTATATTACCATTTACATCTCTAACTGGTATTAATTTTGGAACACCCATATTTTTTATGTGTTCATTTATTTTGCTGGCGCTCTCACCAATAATTGCATTATTACCAGATTGCTTTTGCTTCCACATTTGCCCATAAACATCACCTTGATGCTGTGCAAAATCTCCAGAAACCTCACCCATCATGACTGACATCATATATGGATCTTTTCTTTTTATTGCCTCATTTAATTTACTACTGGTAGCCTCTGTAGCTCCTGCATATCCTTGGTTTGGGACATCCATATATCTAAAGCCTGCCATAGATTTAACAGGCTCAGGTAATCTCAAATCATTAACATGGGTAACAGTTTTTCTATCAGTCTGATCGCCAACAATAGACATTACATTTCTGCCAACTAAATCTGAAAAACTTTTTAGCTCTGGCTCTACTGCATCTGCGGATAACAATCCTGCACTTGTGTGGTTTCTCAATACTGATGGCTGTTGTGATTTAATATTTGTATATTTAGCGCCAACTGGTAATGCTTGGTTAGGATTTAAAAAATTAAATGCAGTTGGTGTTTTTTCTAATTCATCTGCAATTTTTGCGCCAGACATTTCATATGGCTTACCTGTATCTATTTTTGGCTTTAATTTAATATTGCCAAAAGTTGATCCCATCACACTTGGATCAACTTCAATGCGATCAACTACATCAAGTAAACCTCTTGCAACTTTCTTCAATGGAGGTGCGGCGGCATCACCAATAAGTGGCACTAAGCCAATTAGAGATGCTCCAGCTAAAGCCGCCACTAATCCATAATTAGGGTCTGGCTTTTGTATTTCGTCGTATATTTCTTTAGCCGCCATAGCATCACCAATGATAGGCGTGGCTTCAGCTACAAACTTTGCGGCGTCCATTGGGGTAAAGCTCATTGGCTCTACTGCAAGTCGCTGGCCTTCATTTGCGTAGCCTGCGTAACTTTGTTGGTCAAGCAGTCCCATTAAAAATTCCATCTAGCATTTGTTGCAATCTAGGTGACATTTCCTCGATGGGTGTTGTTGGCTCATTTGTTGCGGCATACAAGGACATTAGCTCAGACAAACCATCTGGCTTAGACATAATCATATTATAATTTTCTGGATTGTTATTCATCTTGTATTCTAACATCTCCACAAATCCCTGCTTATTTGCAAGATTTGATGACATAATCGCCTGCATGACATCAACTGGTAGTATCAGGCTACGCACAATCTGACCACCTGTAGCATCTGCGCCCCTAGCCATTGTGCCTTGTGGCATCTGATTGGGAAACGACGTGATGGGATCATTGCCAGCAAAATTGGCTTGTCCTAACGTGCCGTAGCTTGTTTTTTCACCAATACGATCCATTGCGGATGTGCCATCCATATTAGTCAATAATCCGCCGCGATATTCAAACTCGTCATTAGGCGTCAGGAAATTAGCCACACGCTCCGCAAAGCTATTGCGTCTGGATCGCTTGCCCTCATCAAGTTGATTGAGGAAGTTCAGTACGCCTCTATTTACCATAGCCGCCATTTAAGCACATACCTTTAGCCTTACAGTTTGACTTGGTAGGGCATCCCTTGCACGTTTTCATGATAAAACCTCATTGCTGTATATTATGCGACCATATCACAATTCATCTATTGACGCCAGTATGTTACGCATTCTTTCTGAGAGCTTCCACTCGCCAGCCTTCCACTTCGCGGCGTGTTGTGCATCCTGCAAAGATAATCCGCGTTGCACATATTCCTTTATCCATCTAGCCATCAATAAATTTTTCATCTTAGGTGACAAATTTAAAAATTTTTTTTTCATGCAATTCCCTTTAAATTGCGCTTAAT